CGTTGCGCGGTCTGTACGTATTATCAAAACATAATGTTGTACTAACGCAACCTGAGTGGTTAGCTATTTATTTGAATGATGGTTGGGTTTTGCAAGAGAATAAAACATATTGTCTTAAAGAACCTGAATTAGTGAATGTAATTCAAACAGCTGATTACTTCTCTACTTTGCAAGAAAAACGTGGTGATAGTATCGCACTAACAAGTGAGAAGTAATTTCACGCACCATTAAAACATGGTAGCGTAAATAAACAAAAGAAAGAGAAAATCATGGCAATCGATCTTAATGCAATTAAAGAAAAGCTCAAAGCGTTATCTGAAAATAAGCAAAAATCTAACAATCAGATGTCTTACTGGTTCCCTGAATTGGGAGAGTATCAGATTCGCTGCCTTCCATGGCCAGATGCTCAACCCGGTCAGCCGTTTCATGAGAGAGCAATCTATTATTTTGGAAATAACAAACTGATTGCGCCATCGCAGTTTAATCAACGTGATCCAGTCAAAAAGATGCGAGATCGTCTCTTTGCAACTAAGAAAGACGATGATAAAGTGATTGCAAAGCGCTTGCTGCCAAAAATCAGAGCGTACATTCCAATCATTGTGCGAGGTAAAGAATCAGAAGGTGTTAAGATTTGGAATGTTGGTAAAGAGATCCACGCTCGCTTGCTTGGATTTTTTGTTGATTCTGAAATTGGTGATTTTCTTGACCTTGATAATGGTTACGATCTAAAAGTGAAAATCACAAAAACTGCTGGAAAAAAGTACAATGACACAGCAGTCGATGCCGCGCGCAAACCATCACCAGCGCTTGCTAATAAAAAAGAGCTTGCTGAGCTTATGAGCAAGCTTCCCAACATCAATGAAATTTATAAGCCAAAATCATATGATGAGTGCAAGCGCGTTCTTGAAGAGTGGATCAACGCTGGCGCTCCTGTCGATGACAGCTCAGGCACTCAGCGCGGAAACTCTGAATCAGAACAAAAAGAGCAAAGCAGCAAGCAGAAGCAATCTGAATCACAAGACGCATCTTCTTCTAAGAAGAAGAAAACTACGTCTGATACGCTTGATGATCTTGAAAACATGTTTAAAAACACGAATTAGTTAGATCGCGCTCAACAATTATGAACGCTCAGCGGCGATGTGAATCGCCGCTGAGCGTTGGGTGTTAAATGGCAAAACAAACGAAGCAAGATAGTGTGAATCTATCTGAAGCAGATGATGTTTCTAAGTCACTAATCAAACATCTCAACAAAGAGTTTGGTACAAGAATTGCTTACAATCTTTCGTGCGATGAATCTCCGACGCACATAAAGAGATGGATTCACACCGGTTCTCGACAGTTAGATTACATTGTGTCAAATAGACGCAATGGTGGAATGCCAGAGGGGCGCATCATTGAAATCAGTGGTCCGCCTTCTAGTGGAAAATCGCACATTGCATTTCACATGGCTAAGACTGTTCAAGATCTTGGTGGTATTGTTGTCTATATTGATTCTGAAAATGCAGTTCCACTTGAAAAATTGTCAGAGATGGGTATCGATGTCAAGAAGCGATTCTTGTATTGTGATACTCACTGCACAGAAGATGTTTTTAAGATTGCTGAAGCAGCTATCTTAAACGCATCATCTTTGAAATCTGGTGTCCCGATCTTAGTTGTTTGGGATTCAGTTGCAGCAACTGCTCCAAAAGAAGAGCTAAATGGAGATTATGATAAGTTGCAGATGGGCTTGCAAGCTCGCACAATTGCGAAAGCTCTTCGCAAGATAACTGGGTTGATTGCGTCAAATAACGTAACGTTCTTGTGCTTAAATCAGATCAAGAGCAAAGTTGGTGTAATATTTGGAAATCCAGAATTCACACCGGGCGGCGCTGCTATTCCATTTCATGCTAGTGTTAGAGTAAAGCTGTCAACTGGTAAACCACTTAAAGTCGGTGATGAAGTAATTGGTATTGAAGTAACTGCTACTATCATTAAAAATAAAATTGCGAGACCGTTTAGAAAAACATCATTTAATATTGTGTTTGGACATGGAATAGTTGAGCAAGAGCAGATTTTTAATGTTATTGCTGATGCGATCGCAAAACACGGTCCAATCAACGGTAAAAATAACAGACAGTACGTTTATGATCACGGTAGATCGTGGCGAACTTTTCTTGTAATGGAAAATGGAGAAGTTATTTTTGAGAAAAAATATCAAAAATCTGATCTGCCAAAATTAATGCTTGATGCAGAATTTACAAATCATCTTTATGATGTAATGGATCAGCTGTATATCATTTCTAATCTTGATATTAATCAAGCTACACTTGATGATTCAGACGCTGCTGTGCGCGAAGCGATCGAGTCTGAATTGGATTCTTAGCATGTTTTTAAGTGATGTTGTGCTATTTTTTCAGCGTCGTTTTAACAAACGCGAAGCAACGCAGCAAGTTACTTTTGAGCTACTTGACGGTTGCACAACATTTCCGTCAAAAGCTCATGCTGAAGATGTTGGATATGATTTATATGCAGCAGAAGATATTGTTCTGCCTCCATTCACAGTTTCTTCTGTCAAGACTGGCGTGAGAATTAATGTGCATGGAGAAAATATATTTCCAAAAATAGAAAGCAGATCTGGACTTGCTCTGAAATCGATCTTCGCTGTCGGCGGAATAATTGAACCGAAATACAAAGGCGAAATAAGAGTTCTGCTGTATAATGGATCAGCGCAAGAGAGTAAAATATCGCTAAATCACAGAATTGCTCAAGTTGTATTTTACAGATACACAAACCCAGTTAGAGTTGAAACTCTGTTTATGAGTGATAGACAAGCAGCTGGGTTTGGTTCATCTGGTGCGTGATTCACATTTGGTGCGATATGACTGATAACGATCAAATAATTTCTGATAAACCGATATTGCTTGTTGACGGTAGTAACGCATTTGTCAGAGCGTATTGCGCATATCCGTCTGTTAGTTCACACGGATATCAATTGGGAGGATTTGTAGGGTTTATTAAAACTTTAACAAAGCTTGTGCACGAACACGCTCCAGCAGCTGTTGTGATTGTGTGGGAAGGCGGTGGTTCTCAGCGTCGTAGAAGCATATATGCCGATTACAAGATGAACCGGCGACCAGAGAAACTGAACAGATTTTACGCAGATGATATACCAGATTCTGATGAAAATCGAGTTCATCAAAACATAGCGCTGGTTAAAGCATTGAAGTGCTTGCCAGTTTGGCAGCTATATGCTGAAAACGCTGAAGGAGATGATTTGATTGCTTATCTTGTTTGCGGCCCGCTGCGCCAGCATAAAGTGCTAATTGCATCTTCAGATAAAGATATGCATCAATTGCTGTCTGATAGAGTTCAACAGTATTCATTTCACAAAAAAAGAATCTTAACAAGCAAAGATATATATGATGAATATGGTATCTTAGCTGAAAATTTTGGCATTGCAAAAGCGATCTGCGGCGATGCAAGCGATAATATCAAAGGCGTATCTAGAATTGGGTTTAAAACGCTCGCAAAGAAAATTTTAATCCTTCGTCAGCGCGGCGTCATCATCGATGATGTTATCTCGTATGCAATGTCACACAGAGATGAATGTCACGCATCAGCAAAGATCTGTGATGCACAAGCAACAATTAGAATGAATTGGGATCTTGTAAAATTAGATGTTACAAGTTTTCCAGCAGCGCAAATCAATCAAGTTGTAACATCACTTCAAGTGCCACGAAGCAGCATTAATGTCGTAGATTTAAATGCTTTATTCTTGCAAGAAGGAACATCAAGCATTAATATTGATGATCTTATCATTGCTTTTTCAAGGTATGCTGGATGCAAAATACTGTGATGCAAGATTCACTATCTAAATACGGTAAAATCTTTCAAGAAAGAATTGTTCAAGCAATATTGCTTGATCACAAGTGGGCTGAACAAATAGCTGAAGTTTTACAGCCATCATATTTTGATTTGAAATATCTTGCGTTTCTGACGCAACTGTGCTTTGATTACGCTAAGAAATACAGAACGTTTCCAACGTTTCAAATACTTGTTACAATCATTAAAGATGAGTTAAAGCATTCATCAGATGAAGCACTTCAAACTCAAATCATAGAGTTCTTAACTAAGATCAGATCTGATGATGAGCTCGGTGATTTACCGTACGTTAAAGAGAAATCACTGGATTTTTGTAAGAAGCAAGCTTTAAAAGTTGCTATTGAACAATCGATTGAGCTGATGGCTTCAGATTCATATGAATCAGTTGCTGATATTGTTAAAAAAGCTGTTGCTGCAGGTGCTTCATCAACTGTTGGACACGATTTTTTAAATGAACCAGAAGCTCGCTTTGTGCAGCGAAATAGAAACCCTGTACCGACTGGTCTTGCTAAGATTGATATGAAGGGAGTTTTAAATGGTGGTCTTGGGCGAGGTGAGCTTGGTGTGGTGTGTGCAGCTACTGGTGTTGGTAAATCTCATTTTCTAACTATGCTTGGCGCAAACGCTATGCGTGAGCGCAAGAATGTAATTCATTACACGCTTGAGATGTCAGAATCGCTAGTCGGTCTTAGATACGATTCTAATTTATGTGATATTGACAGTGATGACATTAGCAACAGAAAAGAAGAAGTGATTGCTAAATACAAAGATATGAAACTGGGTCAACTCTTCATAAAAGAGTTCCCAACATGCTGGGCGACTGTTAATAACATCAGAGCTCACGTTGAGAAATTAAATTCACGAGGATTCAAACCAGATCTGATCATTATTGATTATGCAGATATTTTAAGATCTACTCGGCAGTATGATGCAAAGCGCTTTGAGCTTCAATTAATTTATCAAGAGCTTAGAGCGTATGCATCAGAAATTAACGTTCCTGTCTGGACAGCTAGTCAGAGCAACAAAGAGGGCGCGGGAGCTGATGTTGTTGATCTTAACAATATGTCAGAAGCTTATGGCAAAGCTATGGAAGCTGACGTAGTTGTTTCATTGTCTCGAAAATCACATGAAAAATCTATGGGTGTTGGTAGATTGTTCATGGCAAAAAATCGAGCAGGGCGTGATGGCATGGTATATGCAATGAAGATCAACACAGCAAGGTCAACATTTAATCTGTTGGATATATATGAGAACGCAGATCAAAATAAATCTGATTTCAAAGCAGATGATGATGATTCTGTCAGATCAAAGTTAAGACTAAGAA